TTAGTGGGGAAAAAATGGGGAAAGGTTGTCTAGCTTATTTCTCAAGTCAACTTTCATATTTTCGGTAACATGAGTGTAAATAGATAGCGTGGTATTAACGTTAGCATGTCCTAATCTTTCAGAAATAACTTTAATAGGAATACCTGCTTCAATTAACAACGCAACGTGAGTATGTCTGAATATATGTGAATTTGTTTTAGCTTTTTTTAAAACTAGGGATAAATAAGTGTATTCTATTTTAAATATAAACCTATCACTAGAAATAAAATCTAACAATATTTTTAGTATAAAATCAGACACTTCTATTGTTCTGATACTACTTAACGTTTTAGGAGGAGAAGTTTGTTTATTATTTAATCTAGTTTTAGTAATAGAAATAGTTTTATTTTTAAAATCGACATCTTGTGGAGTTAGTGCTAATACTTCGCCTATCCTTAATCCTGTGTGTAATTGAATTATAGCTATATTTTTGACTGTGTTATTTTTTATCCTATCTAAAACAACCGGTATTTCGTCTTTTTCTAAATACTTAACTTTTTGTTTTTCGATAGCTTTTTCTTCTTTAGTAAATTTAAACTCAAGTTTAACATCAAAATCTTTCATATAGTATTTTTTTATAAATTTAAAAAAGTTATTTAATACTAAACGAGTTAAATTAATAGCGTTCGGAGAATATTCCTCCCTCATATCTATTAGTATTTTATCGTATTTAATTTTAGTAATGTTTTTCAATTCTTCGTTATCTTTTATTTTGGTTAATGCACCTTTGTAAACTATGTACGAATTATAAGCTAAAGTTGGCTTTTTAAATTCTAAATATCTTTCTTTATAATATCCTAAATTGTGATACTCTTGCTTTGGATTTAAAATTTTATTGATCTTTTCTTGCAATTCCTCAAATGCTTCTTTCTCAGTCGCACGTGTCTTATTATTTTTTACAACAGAAACACGCCTATTTTTACCGTCCTTATCTTTGAACGATTGAACAAATCTGTATTTTCCGTTGTGAGTAATTTCTCTGTACATAAATACACATCCTTTCTTGTTAAATGTAGATGTGTATGATATACTATTAGTGTAGTTTATGTGTATACCATACACATTTTCTGAGATATTGCAGTATCTCATTTTATCCTTTACTCTTGCAGGAGTAGAGGATTTTTATTTTGTCTAAACTGGTCGAATTCCACCAGTTTAAAATTATTCTTACCGTATCGAATTCGACACGGTTTATTTTGTTAAATCTAGCTTAACTTGTGATTCTACATGGTTGTAAGTTTTGTTTTTTCCGTCCCAAACATACATTGTAGTAGTGGGGTTAGAAACATCAAATTTCGATTTTTGAGATACGTTAATTTCAAATGGTCTATAGTTAACTATCTCTTCAGTGCCTAAGGCAATAATTGCTTTCTTAGTCGATTCATTGTAAATAATCAATGATTTTTGGTGATAAGCATCCCTTTTATCTACCCATTGCTTAATAAAAGTGTTAAGTTTTTCATCAGTTAACTTACTCCATTCATCAGCATTAAGTTTGATTATTCCATAACTTATGTATTTAATATCAGGATCTTTTCGATTTTCATATTTAATATTCTCAACAGATAATTTTTCCTTAGGTTGAGTTTGTTCAGTTTTATTCTCTTCCTTTTTTTCCTCCTTACTACTAGAGCAACCGCTAATTAATATAGCTCCTGCGATAAGTGAATTTAATAATACTTTTCTTTTCATTTCAGTATCTCCTTTTAATTAATATATTCCAGCCTTTTCTCACATATCCTATAATCTAATTTATATGATTGAGAAATGTAAGTTAAATTGTTAATCTCTTTTATTTCCTCATCAGATACCATGAAATAGCTAGCGAATAAATCTGCTTCTATTTCTTGCCTTGATAGAGGAGTAGAGGTAACACGTCTTAAGAAATGCAAATTAGAGCCTTGATGTAAAATATAATGTCCTAATTCGTGTGCTAACGTGTACCTTTGTTCGTTTGAAGATAGATTGTTATTAATGTGTATGCAGTGGTATGTTATGTTATCTATTTCCAACGTGTGATATAGACCTTTGTTTTCTCCGAGGTCGGCAAATTGTACAATTATTCCTAATCTTTTTATAATCTTCAATGGATCGTTTGTTCCGTATTTATTTGTAAGAGAAGTATATATCTCTTTAATCGTCAATTTTAGATTCTTTGTGACGTGCCATAGCAATTCGGGCTGCTTGCTCGATAGAAGCACGCACTAACTCCTTTGTTGTTTCGTCCATTGGTTCGCCCTTATACATTAGGCTTTGTGTACTATTGAGATTATTCATTAAATCATCTACCATTGTAGAAATGTCTTGATTTTCAGTTTTAGTTGACTTTTCTTCTATAAGGTCGCTATTGTGACCTATTAAATCACTTCGTTCTACACCTAAAAACTTTGTTATTTTGTCAATTTTGTCCATTCTAGGGCTGTAAACACCTTTTATATAGTAAGAAACTATAGCTGGTGTAACCTCTAAATACTCAGCTAATTCTTTCTGTGTTTTCTTTTTTTCTTTTAGATATTTTTTTAAATTTATTCTGAAAGTTTCCTCTATATTATTCATAGAAAAACCCCCTTTCTTAAATACTATTATAAAGTAAAACTTAATATTAATCAATATAAACTTTAAAAAAAATAAGTTTTATTTAAAAAAACTATTGACTTAAGTTAAACTTAATAGTATAATTAATATATACAGTTAAGGAAGGAGGAAAAAATCTTGAGAAAGATTAGGAAGATTAGGCAAAGAAAAAAGCCTGTTGAAAACAACAGACTTAAAGAGCTTACGGTACAAGCTCTAGTATCAATCTTAGTAGGAATCGCCCTTTTGATTATAGAATATCTATTTTTCAAATGATTTCTACTAAGAGGGGGAAACCCCTTTAATAATTATAATCTATTTTCGAGATTTTGTAAATAACAATGTTAGAATTAATAGGAAGGCTTATTCATTGGGTTGGTATTGCTTTTATTTGTGGTGGAGTAATTACATTAGTGAAACTTTATCAATTTCGGAAAAAGGATAAGTAAGAGAAATTAACAAGTAAAGGAGGTGATATAGTGACGATTAAACTTACATTAAAAGCAGCACGTGTTAACGCTGGACTAACACAAAAACAACTAGCAAACCTTATGGGAATAAGTGAGTCAACCATGATTAAATGGGAAAAAAGTAACGGTAAGGATATTAAGTTAGGTGATTTTGAAAAATTATGTAAAATATTAAAGGTGGACACACATCAAATTATTTTTTTTAATTAATTAGTTAAGTTTAACTTAATAAAATAACCAAACAAAAAATGCCCTTATTTATAAGAGAGGTGAAAGGAGGAGTGAGAATGAAATTTACAATTAATAACAACAAATTCTATTTAAACGATGTTAAATTGGATAAGTTACTTAGTTATACTATCGTTGCTGATATCAATAGAACAAAACTCACTATTGAATTAATCGTAGATGATGTTGAGATAGATTCAATAGCGAGTAAAAAGTTACCTAATACCTAACTTATCAGAAATGATTTGAGATATTATCTGAGAAGAAATCTGAAGAATACCATTCAATGTTTTGATACCTAGTTCTTTACAAATATCTTTAGTTTTAAACCATACTTTATCAGTTCTAATTGAATGTAAGAATTCATGACCTTGGAAACTTAAATCTAAGACACCGATATCACCGTCCATGGACGGTTCATAATTGTATAAAAATCCGGCTAAATCACATTGTCTAAAGTGGTATTGAAGTTCTTCAATTGTATATTGCTGTAAATTTTCAAGATTGTTATATAGTGTGAAGCTTTTATCGAAAGTAGTCACTTTTTCAATAGCGAGTAACACATCTCGAATACAGTCGTAATTTAATTCCATATAATTTACCTCCTTTCGCTAGAAATGTATTCCATAGAAAAATAAGAAGTAGAAGGTTTAGATTTCCTGGGAATACTCAAGTATATTTTAGCATATAGGTAAAGAAAGGTCAAAGAATTATGAAAGCATTTTATATAGCGGTAAAAGAACAATTAGAAAATAAAGAAATGACAATTTACAGGTTATCGAAAGAAACAGGTATTTTTGAACAAACATTACACTCTATGCTTAATGGTAACACATCTAGCCCTAAGTTAGACAACGCTGTTAAGATAGCTAAAGTATTAGATATAGATTTAAATAAATTAAAAGTAGGTGATTAAATTTGGAAGGAGAGAACTTTTACAATGCTTATAAAGATTTGATTGAAAATCGTGAAGATTGGATCAATAAAGATGAATTAATCAAGTTTTTACAGTACGAAACAAACCCGAATAAATATAAGAAGTACATTAAGGAAATAAAACAACTTGAAAATTCTTACTTATACATTCAAGGAACAGCAAGAACTAACCAACGATTTAATAAGGTTAGAATTTACAATTATATTAATTCAAAAGAAAGAGAAATGGAGAGAGTAAGCTAATGAATAACTTAAAAAGAAGAAAACTAAATACACTTTATCTTGTGTTAACAACAATAGCTATTTGCATGGCAATAATGACAAGCATTGAATTTACAAGAATATTAGGTATGCTACTGTGTATTTTACTGATGATATTTGTTCAATTTGACGAACGTAGTGAATATGCATTTCCAGACCCCGACGGTGAAGAAGATGACGAGATTTAATGTTAGCGAAGTGAATAAAAGAACTAAACTTGATTATTTCAAGAAATTAATGTTAACAGAAATGTTTAACAAATCAATTTCAGTTAGTGAATTAGCTAAACTTAGCGGTGTGACATCTGACAAGGTGCAGGCTTTTAAATACACTGATAAACGACCGTTAAAGTTTGATGATATTGTTAAGGTAGCAACAGCACTAAATATAGATTTAAATGAATTGAAAGGAGTATAAAAATGAAAGAATTTCATTATGATTACGTCACTAGAATTATTGACTGGGCAAAAGATAGAGATATTAAAGATAAAGGTAGATTAACAAAGCAACTACTAAAATCAGATGAAGAAAACGCTGAACTACAAAATGCTATAGAAAGTTATGAAAATGGTAATAAGGACGCTTTAATTCAAATTAAAGATAGCATAGGTGATATTTATGTCACGTTAGTAGTATCAACATATTTAGTAAGCGAACGACCTTATTTAACCTTTAGAAAGATCAAGACAAGTAAACAACAAACAGCTAACGTTAGTTGGCTATATTATATTAGAGAATTAAAATCACAGGACGCTAAACTATTTGATGTATTTACAAACACTGAAGCTAATTTTATTGATATTGAAGCTAGGTTATCAAGTTATATCAACTTCTTAGAAATGGTAGCACAAGCTTATGGATTAGAGTTAGTCGAATGTATTAAATATGCTTACGATACTATTTCAAAACGAAAAGGAAAAATGATAGACGGAACTTTTATTAAAGAAAATTAAAAAAAGCTCGTTGCATTAAAACAACGAGCGATAAAAGATAAAAAATGAATATCTACTGTTAGTATAACGTAGATTAAAAGGAAAATCAAGGAGAAATTAGAAGGTGAATGAAAATCAAAAAAAGGTGCTATTTGAATTAATAGACAATTATGGATATGAAGGTTTTATTGACGACATGTTCCATTTCAGAGATGTATTTAAGTATGAAAAAGAAGACAGTGAACTTGCTAAAGCATACAAGAGCTTGACTGTTAGACAAGAATTTGAAGTGATTAAAGTTTATGTAGCATATTTGGAGGTAATGTATCGTGATATCAACTAAAGAATTTTTAAAAGAACTAGAAAATAAAAAATATAAAGTCGTTGAAACTGATGAAGAATACAAGATAATCAAGAAGGATGTAATATACGCTATTGTTGGCACAAAAGAACAATACAGCAGAACATTTAAGAATACACCAGTTGAATTAAAGAGACTGGTTAGGAAGTATGAAGACACTAAAATTAAGGATAGAACAGGATTTTATAGAATACCTTTAAAGAACTTAAATTTAGGTGGAGAACAGCTCTACATTTCATTTAATAGAGTTAGTGAACAGTTTGGAGCAAAAGGAAAGTTATTATTTGATAGTGAAGATAATTTAACTCAGATATTCACTAAAGCAGACTTAGAAAGTGATTATTTTAAAGAACAAATAGGCGAATACTTACAATGGACGGAGGAAGCTTAATAATGAGTGTAGAACAAAAGATATTGATTTTAAGAAAAAGAATTAAGGATTTGAATTTAAAGCCAACTGGGTATAACAAACACGGACAATTTCACTATTATCAATTATCAGATTTCCTACCTCATACCATTGATATATGTTCAGAAATAGGTTTATATGAGGAATATACTGAAGATGAAGATTATAAAACTTTAGTAGTTAAGGACGTGGAGCAACCAACAGAAGCTAGAATTTTCAAAATGAAAAAAATGGAAGTCCCACCTATTTTACCTACACAACCTAATGAGAAAGTAGGGGTTGCAATGCAACGAGCAGGGAATACTGTTCAAACTGTTGGTTCGGTTGATACTTATTACATGAGATATCTATATAGGAATTTACTAAAATTAACTGAACCTGACTTTACGGAAATAATGGCAGAACGTAACGCTTTAATTCAAGCAATTCAACAAAATTTACCACCTCAACATATTCAATCTATTCTAAGTAAAAAGAATAAGTTTAGATTAGAAGATTTAACTAACGAAGAATTAAGAGATGTTTGGCAATGGATTTTAAATCAACGTCAAGCACAACAACAGGAACAAAAACAAGAAGTAAAAGGAGAATAAACGAATGTTAAATATGGTAGGATTGAACGGTAGAATAACAAGAAATTTAGAATTAAAACAAACAAGCAATAACAATTCATCTTTAAATATTACTTTAGCAGTTGAAAGAAATTTTAAAGATCAAAATGGACAAAAACAGACTGATTTTATAAGCTGTAAAGCCTTCGGGAAAAGGGCGGAAACAATAGCCCAGTATTGCCAAAAAGGTGATTTAATTGGAATTACTGGAAGTATTCAGACTGGAAGTTATCCAAAACAAGACGGAACTAAAGTTTATACAACTGATGTAATTATAGAAACTATATCATTTTTCCCTCAAACTTATCAACCTAATCAAAATAATCAAGCAAATCAATATAATCAACACTTGAATAATTTTAATCAACAAAACAATTTATCCCAAAATAACGCTTATAACGGCTTTAATAATCAAGGTAAGGCAAATGCGTTAGATTATATCAATCAACCTTATAACGTGCAAAATAATGGCTATACAGGACAAAATAACCAACAACAACAAATGCAAATGAATGGAACTGGTGGAATTAATAATACTAACAACTTATTTAATGATTTTGAGATTACTGAATTACCTCCAGGACTTAATCCTTTTACGCAAGAATAGTGATTTATGGAACAAACAAGAACTAAAGTTATTCCACTAAACTTAAGTTTACTTGAAGTGTTAGGACAAGGGAAGGTTAATGAAGCTCTTGTCCTACAGCAAGTGGACTACTGGTGTACTATCAATAAAAGAAATGATGAATATTATATTGACGGTGCTTACTGGACGTTTTCGTCAATTAATATGATGTTGAAAAGGGACTTTCCTTTATGTTTCAGTTACGACACTTTAAAACGAGTATTAACTAATTTAGAGGAAGGAAACTTTTTAATAACAAAAAAACATAAAAATGGGAAATTGTATCGTGTAAATTACAATAAAATATCTTTTAATAAAAATCTTAAATCAGATAAAAATATTACTAAAAATGAAAGTGGTAATCAAAAATCTAGGTTAGTGCAAAATGCCCTAACTCAAAATGTAAAGTTAGTGCAAAATGCCCCAACCGAAAAATTAGAGGTTAGTGCAAAATGCCCTAACGGTGAGTGCAAAATGCCCCAACCAGTTAGTGCAAAATGCCCCAACCAGTTAGTGCAAAATGCCCCAACCGTAAAAGATATTAATAAAGAGAATAATATATATATTAATTATAATAACTTTATCAAAAATAAAGAACTTAGTAATAACAAGGGTTTAACTGATAAAGATAATTTATATAATCAAACCACCAACGATTTAATTTATTCTGGTGGGTTAAAAAAAGATGTTGAGTTAGCAATAAGTCAGGCTAACTTAAAGACAACAGGAGATTATAATATAAACGGTGTTAGCGTTGATGTAACAATAGTTCAGGACGTGTTAAAAGATGTTACTGAAGCACAAATAAATTACTGTGTACAGCAAATCTTAAAATCTAAACAAATTACTAATTTTGAGAATTATGTAATTGCCAGTTTGTATAATTCGATAATGAGAGATAAACAAAATAAAATTAATAATCAAAATTCTACGCTAGGGAAATTTAACTGGTGGGATGAATAAATGGAGGTGATTAAGTGTTAAAATTTTTTACACCTATAGCGGTTGTACCGAGGACTACAGCACAACAAAAGAAATTTTCAACTAAAACTAAAAGATTTTACGAAACAGGAAAGGTTAAAAATTCAAAGGCAACCTTACAACGTGCATTAAGTGGCTTCCAACCAAAAGAAAGATATGAAACTGGGATTAGGTTGAAAGTAATTTGGATATTCGAACCTACTCAAAAATCTAAAGACGGAGAGAGGAAAGCAACCCGCCCTGATTTAGACAACTTACAGAAACTATTGCAAGATGTAATGTGTGATATGAAATTCTATAAGGATGATGGACTAATTACGGATCTAGAGGTCTCTAAAAGATGGCACAAGAACAGCGGGCTGTATATAGAGATTGAAGAAGTTGAGAAGATTGACAATGAATTTAATGAATTAATGGAGAGTTTAAAAAATGGGAAAAAAGAAAAACAAGAAAAATAAGAAGATTAGAAAGTCTAATTTACAGATGATTGATACCAACGATGCTAGGAAACTACATAGGCGTTATGCTAATTTGGAGAGAAAGGCGGTTGATGAATACAAACTTTCAGCTAGTCGACAAATGGCTAACAATGTATTTCAAGAATTATTCATTGATACGTTGGGTATACCATTATTAGCCTTAAGGAACAGAGGATACGGAAAGAAAAGGCTAGAAGAGGTATTTAATGAAACAATGACTATATTTAAAGACTATCACGAGGAGAGATTTAAATTTGAAGATGTTAGCGGAATTCTTAAAGAAGAAACTGGAATTGATTTTACTCAGGCTAAAGAAGATTTTATTAACTGGCTTAGGGATAAAGCAAAAGAGGATGAAAGATTTAACGAACACTTGTTCGTTTACACAATGGATGAGGTGGAAAATGGAAGAGAAACTATATAAATTAATTGATATTGTTAAAGGTGAAAGTTTAGGACTACTGTATAAAGGAGTTAAAAAAATTAACTTCGAATACAAAGACAGAACTTATACATTGACTGAAGAAGGATTATATCCGCTAGTAGAACACGCTGGTATTGATATAGGTTTAACAAACTCACTAACTAATGTGAGAGTAAAAAGCATGGAGTTTTAATCATGACTAAACTTGACGATATTATGTGGAAATTAAATTTGACGAATAAGAAATTAGCTAAATTAAGTGGGGTTAGCCCGACAACTATTAATTTAATACGTACAGGAAACGGTAAAGGTTATAGAAGTACTATCAGGAAAATAGCTAACGCATTAGGAGTAAACGCAAATCAAATAGGAGATTAAGAAATGTTAATAAGAGTGATTATTGGTGGCTTTATAGTTGTAGTTGGCTTTTTCTTTGTAACTCTATTTATGGATCTAAAGGAGCAACATAATTTGCAACAAGAAAACATAGAATTAAGACTTAAAAACGCTAGATTAGAAGAACAAGTAAAATTATTAGATTACAAACAAGCACAATTAACTAAAAAAATAGCGGAAATGAACAGAATTGGAGGATAAAACATGGACGAGAAAATAAAAGATTTAATAAGAAGAATATTTAACTTAGAGAAGGATAATATTGTACAGTATGAACTATTAAAGGAATTTCATTATGAATTATTTAAAATTAAAATGAATTTAACTATTCTGAATTGGTTGGTAATATCTTACATACTTTATCAATTTATAAATTATATTTGGGGTAAATAATATGAGAGGTAAAAAGATGTTTAAAAAAGTTTGGGATAACATAGAGATCATATTAATCACATTATCAATGTTGTTAGCAATGTTCACAATAGGATTAATGGTAGGAGTACATGTATCAAGCAACACGATAGAAGAACTTTCTAATGACAATATAGTCAAAGAAAGGACTATCCAGGAACAAAAAGAACGTATAAGAGAACTACAAATGTTTAAGCAGTTGAAGGAGATATATGGGTAATGAAAATATTAGATGTATGTTGTGGAAGTAAAATGTTTTGGTATGATAAAAATAATAAAGATGTGACTTTTGTTGATAACAGAAAATTTTATGAAGAATTATCAAGTGGCCATGTTGTTAATGTTAACCCAGATATTTTAGCTGACTTTACAAATTTACCTTTTAAAGATAATGAGTTTGATTTAATAGTCTTTGATCCACCTCATTTAATATATGCGGGTGATAATAGTTGGCTAGCTAAAAAATACGGAAAGTTAAACAAAAAGAATTGGCCAGAAATAATACTTAAAGGTTTTAATGAATGTAATAGAGTTTTAAGCGATAAAGGAACTTTAATATTCAAATGGAATGACAGTCAAATCCATGTTAATGAAATTTTAAAAATAATTAACAGAACGCCATTATTTGGCGATAAAAGAGGTAAAACAAGGTGGTTAGTTTTTAATAAAATTAGATAAAGGAGATTTATGGCTAATGAATTATAAAGAATTACAAGTGGCAAATGATTTAGTAAAAAAAATTAGAGAAATTGATTTTCACTTAAAAATGACTGAAAGGTCTCTTAGCGATATTAGAATAAGTGTAAATAGTCATGTAATTTTTTTTGATAATAAGTATAAACAAAAGGTTGATAATGCTTTAAAAAGAATTAAAAATGAGCTGGTTGAAGAGTTAAAAGAGTTAGGTGTTACGGAGGTTTAGGAAATGAAAAGAAGAGTGTTCGGTAGTTATACTGGTGCATTTAAAGAATACGATAAATTAAGACGTATACGAGATTTTATAGAATTAAAAAACATGTGTGAGTATAAATTTGGAATTGATAATGTATGGGAAGATAGTTTTCAAATTCCTATATTCGATAAAAATGGAGAAAAGCTATTTGCTATACAAATGTTACTTAATACAGCTAATTTTAGAGTGGCAATATATTTTAATAATTCTAAAATGTTAAGTGAATTTCATAGAAAATACGGTGATTATACAAAATATGTACTTACCATTAGTGAATTGTATGATGAAATGGATAATTTAATTTATTCTATGTATAAATTTTTAGGTAAAAAAGAATTATATTTTTCTGATTATCCAGAAGATTAAGATTATAAAAAGTTGGGAAGAGGTATATATTAATGAATTTAGAGGGAATTAAATTTAGTTTAGTAAAAATGATAAAAGATAAAGGGGGAGTTAGTTTTGTTGAAATAGAAAACTTTTTTGATGAAATTGGCTTTGATTATCGAGGTGAAGAACAGTTAAATAGCAGTAAACATAATAAAATAATATACTGGTCAGATTGGAATAAACAAGCGTGCAAGTTAATAACAGAATTACTAAAAAATAAACAAATAGAAATGACTCCTACACCTTTATGGGTATATCTTGTTGACGGTAAAGTATTGACTGTACCTGTATATGAGAAAAACAAACCTTTTGAACAATGGTTACCAGTAGAATTTAATTAAGGAGATTTATGGGTAATGATAGGAGATATATTTTTATTCATAAAACAGTTTTTGAAAGAACAATTTTGCATACATGAATATGTTCATAAGAGCATAGATATTTCTTCATGGAAAGTATGTAAGAAATGTGGAAGAGTTAAACTATAGGAGGATAAAATATGCCAAACTGGTGTGAAGGATATTTAAAAATTAGAGGTAAAAAAGAGGATATAGTAAATTTTGTAGAAAATGAAATTATTTTACTTAAATCAAAAGACATTTTTTCAGAACCAGAATATCTTGAAATAAAAATGATAAAAGATTCATATGAATATAGATTTGAGCATGAAAATTCATTTAAAGAGTATCTTCGTTTGAAAAATGCTAGAAGATTTTTCGTAGAAAGTAAAGAAATATCATTTTATTATTATTAAGATGAAGTTTGTTATTTAACTTTAGAAGTAAAACAAGCATGGTGTATTGATGTTCAAGAACTTTTAGTAGAACATAGTAAAAAATATCATGTTGATTTTAATATATATGCTAGTGAGAGTGGTATGGAATTTGAACAATATATTACTGTTGTTAATGGAGAATTGGTAAAAAATGAAGCAAGAGAATATACTGATTTTCAATTTGAAGCAATTAACCCGGAATTAGGAGGGTAAAATATGAAATACATTTTAAGTATTGTAATGAAAAACGGTGAAACAATTAAAGTGATAGCAACTAAAAAGGATATGGATAATTTACAAGACGCTATATTTTATGCTGATACTTATCCGAAGGTTGTGTATTGGATAGATAACCTTGAAATAAACGCTAAAGATATAAAAGACTTTTATTATGCCAAGATAATAAAGGAGATAAAAAGAGATGAGAAGATGAAAATTGACGATAGAGAATTTGAAATAATATTCACAATGAAAGATGATGAAACTATTTGTGTTAAGGCTAGTAAAAACACTGTTGATAATGTATATAAATTACATAGAGACTTAGACAAGATCAAAGGAAATATAATACTAGATTTTGATGGTAAGTTAATTGATTTAAAAGAAGTAGACTATTTTAGATGGTATCTGATTTATTGGGAGGAATAAACAATGAATTTAGATTTATATAACCCGTTTATTGAGGATGAAGGAATGAAACAACCGAAAGTATATATTAAGAGTTTGGGTGTGATATTACCTGTAAAGGTAATTAATTTTCATAAAGGAACAGTTGAAGTGTATTCAAATGATAATGCTGATTTTGTACCTTATGATTTTAATGAAGTTAAGTTTATTTATAATACTGGATATAAAGATGTGAATGGTGCATATATTTATACTGGAGACATATTAGAATATGTAAGAGGTGAAGCGATATTTAACGGAAAAAAATTTTTATTGAAAAAAAGTGCTGAACAAGAATTTTACTATTTAGCTAGTAAAAAGTTTTGTGGAATTCAATTGTCAGATATGGATACAACAGAAGAGTTATCAGTAATTGGAAATATTTATGAAAATAAGTATTTATGGGAGGACTAGCAATGAAATGGCATAAAGTATATTTAAGGAAAATGACTGAAGAAGAAAAAGAATTTTATCAAGGTGATTATGATGAAATATGGGACGGTAAATTGCCTGAAATAGGTGAAGAAGTGCTAGTAAGTATCCCTTTGTCTTCTGGAGAGTTTACTGATACCTCTATCGATACGTGGGAAGAATTTGATGAAGGATTAGGTTTTGAAAATATTGAAAATGATGTTATTTATTGGATGCAAATACCACAATATAACGGAGAATTAGACGATTAGGAGGACTAGAAGATGGATGAACAAAAATATTTAAACGTTGAAATGAGAGTAAAGTTTGACGTGCCAGTAGATGAAGATTTTGATATAGATGAATTTTCTGAAGAAGATTTAAGGGAAATAGCAGCTAATCATTTCTTTAATGGTGGCGGATATGATATAGCTGATTATTATGATTTTGAATTTGATATTTAGATTAATGGAGGACTAGAAATGAACGAAAGTGTAAATTTTAATTTGAAAATAGTATTTAGAAGTGGCAGAGAATTAAAGTTAGTAGTTAGTGGTGTTGAGTTAGATTGGTTATTTGATACCTGCTTTGCTAGAAGTGAAAGTCACTTTCAAAATTTAGGAGATCGTGAAGTGATTAATGCGAATGAGATTGAATATTTTGTTTATGAGGAGGTAAAAGAAGATGAACTATAAAGAATTACAACTACAGATTGAACAATTACAACAACAAATTAAAGATTTAAAAGTAAAACTGGAAGAGGAATGTTTTTTACCTTATGTACCTTACGAAGTGGAAGTGCCAGAGGATATAGACGATTATTATACTACTGGTATATATGGTAGAGTTGACCGTTTAGAAAATTTTAGTGCACCTTATAAGGAGAATTGTTATAAACGTGGTTTAACTTTCAAAACTAGAGAACAAGCAGAACAACACGACAAAGAACTTATATTACTGTTTAAAATGCATAAATGGGCTGAAGAACATAATGGAGGTTGGACACCTAACTGGAAAGATACTGATGAAGAAAAATACACTGTTAGATATGATTATGCAGATAATCAACTTGAAACTTTTTATTCATATAGCTATAAAGAGTTTTCTAAATTACCTTATTTTATAAGTGATGACACTGCACAACAATTCATTGAAGAATTTGGTGATGAAATTAAAGAGGTGCTTTGCTAATGGTAATTGAATTAGGAGATAATATAACTAGAATATTAATTCATTTAATAGACAGTACAGCTATAGTATGTGGAATATACCTGTTTGCAAGAGGTCTGGCATATTATTTATCTTCATTTGATTAAGGAGGTAGTATATGGAATTGAAAACAATGTTTATAACGGATGTTCTATTATACATAATTTGTATAATCTTAAGTACAACATTGATAATTACATTAATGTATTTGTTCGTTATGTTTATGAAATTGATAAAAGGAGGAAAATTAGATGGAAACAGTAGCAGAGATGATGAAAGTAGTTAAGGAGTATTATAATTTAAACGACACGTTATTAGCGGTTGAATTAGGTGTCAAAAGTACAGGGAATATTACTCAGTGGAGAAAAGGAGAGACTAAACCTAACAAAGATAGGTATATTAAATTAAAAGCGTTATATGAAAAGGTTATGAGTTTAAAAGAGGATCAAAAGGAAGAAACTCAAGTTAATGTCAAAGAACGATATGAATTGAAATACCCGGAAAATGGAACGTTGTTATTTTATAATGATATTACAACGGGTGCTATAAGAGAAATATTATATGACGCTGATAAAATGGATATAGTTAATGCTTATTCATTCGGTATGTTGTATAAATCGAGAGAAGAAGCTATACAAAAGCGATTGGAGTTTTTATTGCTTAAAAGGATAAATGATTGGGCTGAAGAACATAACGAAGGTTGGACATTTCACGAAAATAATACATTTAGTTTTTATGTAATTTATAAAAATAGTGATAAAAAGTTGGATGTAAGCTGGTGTTCGTCTATCCAAAGCTTCATTAAATTACCTTATTTCAAATCACGTGAAATAGCTGAACAATTTATCGAAGAGTTCGGAGAAGAGATTAAGGAGGTACTTTTATAATGGAAGCAATAATCGAATTTTTTAAAAATGGAATAGCAGTAATTTTTTACGGAATAATATTTATTTTTGGAGTTTTTACTCTATATTCAATATTTAAAGGAATTGTTAAAAAAATATTTAAGATGATGTTTACAGAGGAAGATTAGATGTTAACAGTAATTGGATATTTAATTGTTAAGAGTTACAAGGGGTGGTGGAAATAGTGATGAAAATTAAACGTGAAGGAAATGACAAAAGAAGATTTTTAGAACGTATTTGGTGGTATGAAGATAGGATTGACAGCTTACAGCGAATTTTGAAAGCTGAAGAACAACGTAAGCAAGGTGTTAAAGCTATTGATTATCGTAAAGAGCAGATTAAAGGCGGTAATAAGGATAGTTGGGAAGCTCTGATTGATAAAACTGATCGTTATAAACAAGATATCATTGACACGTGTCTTAAAGCTGTAGAACTTAAGAAAGAAGTGTTAGAGGTTATTAATCAAGTGAAGAATCCAAAATTACAACTACTACTAACGTTAAGATATATAGAGCGCCTTAATTGGGATGTTATCGAGGAGAAAATGGAGTTACCACAAAATACTAGAAATAAATTACATGCGCAAGCATTAAGTGCAATCAGAATACCTAATACTAGATAATATTTTATTATATTTTATAATATTTTATTATATTTTATAATATAATATTACCAAAGATAATAATTAATGTGCTATTATGATAGAGTAATATTTTTACAAGTTCTCTTTTAAGTAAAAGTATTTTATTAGCAATATAAAAAGTACCTGTTCGCAGGTGCTTTTTTATTTTGGAGGTTAAATGATAAATTATAGCGGTAAGTACAGGAAAGGTAAACCAATAGGGTTGCCATATCAAGGAAGTAAAAAGAAAATCTCACGACAAATAGTAGAAATTATTAAAGAAAATTTCGGAACAAATAAAAGAGTATACGACGTTTTTGGCGGTGGTGGTGCTATGAGTTGTGAGTTACTACTCCAAGGTTACGACGTCGTCTATAACGAGCTTAAAACAGACGTTTACGAAATGTTTAAGAAAAGTTTAGAACTTACAGAAGATGAAATTAAGACGTTTATTTTATCAAGAGACGAATTTTTCGAGATTAGAGCTAAGAAACAGAAAAGCCCTATTGATAATCTGAAATTATTAATTAATAGTTTTGGGAATGATAGGGATAGTTATTTGTATTCGGTTGATAAGTCGGAACCTAAATATAAGCTAGCTATTGAGATTTTAGAAAAAGAGAAAGACTGGCGTAATTATAAACAAACCGACGTTTATAAAGCACATGAAGGGCGCTTGATTAATATTGAAAGGTTACAACAATTAAAACAATTACAACAAATAGAACGATTAGTTCAGTTGAGTAGAGTAAAAGAAATGGAGGTGGGTAAAAGTGTTAATAGGTTGGAGCACTTAGAAATGCACAATAAAGATTATAGGGCGTTTTCTCATGTAGAGGGTGCTATTTTATATTTAGACCCCCCTTATGAAAATACTAGCGGTTACGTCACGGTTAAAAGTGGCGTTATTTCTAAAGAAAAAAAAGAACGCGCTAGAAAGATTTTAAAAGGGAAACCGAAAGGAACTAAATTAAGAGACGGTACAAAGGTTTACTCATTAAATGATAACGGGAGGGTTTACGTTCGCGAAACGTCGAACGGGTTTAACTCTAAATTATTCTACGATTGGGCTTACGAAATGAGTAAAAAGAATATAGTTTTAATTTCTAGTTACGCAATTTCAGACCCACGTTTTAAATGTGTGTGGACGTTTGAGAAAGCCGGGAGCACTTTGGCTGGCGGTATGGATTTAAGTAAAAAAGAAAGGTTATTTATGGTATGCAAATAGAACAGATTGAAATTAATTTAATTAAAGAGTATGAAAATAATGTTAAGATTCATACTGACGAGCAAATAGAACAAATTATAATGTCTATTCAAAAATACGGAAACAACGATCCGATAGCAATAGACGAAAACAATACTATAATCGAGGGTCACGGACGTTTCCTTGCGTTAAAACGTCTTGGTTACAACACTATACCGGTGATTAAGTTAGGACACCTAACAGATGAACAAAAACGCGAGTACATTTTAATACACAATAAGTTAACGATGAATACTGGGTTTGATATGGAAAAGCTAGAAAAGGAACTAGACGAGATTGAAACTGACCTTAGCTTATACGGGTTCGAACAGTTTGAAGAATTTTTCGAGGAACTAGACGAGGAACTAGAGGAACTGGAGGACGAACCAACAGACGAGACGGTTAAGTTAACTATTAAACTTTCACGAACTGAATATGAAGCGGTAGTTAATAAGTTAGAAACGATTAACAACGATCACCGCTTAGCGCTCTTAGAATTGTTGGGAGGTGAATAAAATCGCTAGAGGTAAGTACCAAGAGTGGTTAGAACAAGATAACTTATTAATGATTGAGGATTGGGCACGTCAAGGACTTACTGATGAACAGATAGCTAAAAATATGGGTATAAAAAAATCAACCTTTTATGATTGGTTGAAAAAGTATCCGGACATTTCGGACTCCCTAAAAAGGGGAAAGGCTCCAGTAGATTTTGAAGTTGAGAACGCACTTTTAAAACGTGCAATTGGTTTTGAGTACGAAGAAACAGAAACTATCATTGAAGAAATCGACGGGAAACAAAAGAAACGGGTTAAAAAAATCAAGAAAGTAGCACTTCCAGAAACTAGTGCTATTATTTTTTGGCTTAAAAATCGTAAACCTGAACAATGGCGTAAATTTAACCCTGTTGTAGAAGCTAAAATCAAAGCTGAAACTCAAGCCTTGTTAAAAGATACTGAGGTTGCACCTAGCGAAAATATTATAATTGTGGACAGGTGGGAAGATGAATAAAGTATTTTATGTTCAGAAGAATGTTAACCCTCACTTTAAGTCGGTATGGCTTTCAAAAGTACCTTACAACGTGCTAAAAGGCGGTAGGAATAGTTTTAAGTCTTCAGTAGTAGCTTTGAAATTGGTTAATGATATGGTTAAAATGATAGCTAAAGGTGAGAAAGCTAATGTTGTAGTAATTAGGAAAGTAGCAAATACAATTCGTGATAGTGTCTTTAATAAGATAAATTGGGCTATAAATATGTATGGCTTAAGTAACTCATTTAAAAGCACAGTATCACCGTTTAAAATTATTCACAAAGCTACAGGTTCAAGTTTTTATTTCTATGGGGCGGATGACTTTCAAAAGTTAAAATCAAACGATATTAACAACATCATAGCTGTTTGGTATGAGGAGGCAGCAGAATTTGATAGTCAAGAAGAATTTGATCAAACAAACATTACTTTTATGCGACAAAAACACAGATTAATACCTTTTGTGCAGTTCTTCTGGAGTTATAATCCACCTAGAAATCCTTATATCTGGATAAATGAGTGGAGCGAGGATATGAAAACTAACGAAAGTTATTTAGTTCATGAATCAAGTTATTTGAATGATGAATTAGGATTTGTAACCGATCAAATGTTAGCTGATATCAACAGGATAAAAGAGAATGACTATGAGTATTACCGTTATATTTATTTAGGGGTGCCAGTTGGATTAGGAAATAATGTCTACAATATGGCTTGTTTTCATCCATTACAGGAGTTGCCATCAGATGATAAAGTAATTGGAATATCTTATGCGCTTGATACAGGGCACCAACAAAGTGCTACAGCTTGCGGTGCTTATGGTATTACTGCTAAAGGAAATGTTATTCTATTAGACACGTTTTATTATTCTCCAGCAGGAAGAGCTATTAAAGCTGCGCCTAGTGATTTAACTATTATGATTAATGATTTCATCAGTAGCGTTCAAGAAATATATAACGTCCCAACTATCAAATTAACAATAGATAGTGCTGAGGGAGCGTTAAGAAACCAGTACTTTAAAGATTTTGGGATAAGGTGGAATCCTGTGGCAAAACTGAAAAATCAAACTATGATTGACACAGTAACCAGTTTACTTGCACAAGGTAGGTTCTTTTATTTGAATAATGAAAATAACAAGATATTCATTGAAGAACATAAAATGTACAGATATGATGAAAAAACAATTAAAACACCTGAACCAAAAGTAATTAAAGAGGACGACCACACAGTCGATGAATTTAAGTATTTTGTTTTAGACAATTCAAAACTATTAGGATTAAAAGCGTAGGAGTATAACGATGAAAATTATACAAATTATTAAAGATTTTTTCAAAAGGAGCAAATATACAATGCAAGGAAGTTTAACAAGCATATTAGACCATCCGAAAATTGTTGTGTCTTCGGAAGAATACAACAGGATTCAGAACAATTTAAAATACTTTCAAAGTAAATTTAACGATGTTACCTATCTGAACACAGACGGGGAGCAACGAACAAGGAAATTTAATCATTTGCCACTTGCTAGAACAGCTTGTAAGAAGATAGCAGGGTTAGTTTACAATGAACAAGCTGAAATAACGGTTGACAATGAAACAATTAATCAGTTTGTTAATGATATTTTGTTAAATGATAGATTTAACAAGAACTTTGAAAGATACCTTGAAAGTTGTTTGGCTTTGGGTGGGATGGCAATGCGACCATATTTCGATGGTAAAACAATTAAGGTAGCATTTATTCAGGCACCAGTATTTTTACCGTTACAGAGCAACATGCAAGATGTAAGTAGTGCAGCAATTATAACTAAGACTGTTAAAAGTCAAGGAAAAATTAATGTATATTATACATTAATTGAGTTCCACGAGTGGAACGATGAAAATTTAACAATTACAAATGAGCTTTACAAGTCAAATAATTCAAGCACAATTGGTAGTCAAGTGTTATTAAGTGAACTATATGAAGATCTAGAGGAAAGTATAGTGATTAAAGGACTGAGTAGACCGTTATTTACTTACTTGAAAACCCCAGGAATGAACAACAAAGATATTAATAGTCCGTTGGGATTATCGATATTCGACAATGCGAAAACAACAATTGATTTCATTAATAGAACTTATGATGAGTTTATGTGGGAAATTAAGATGGGACAGCGTAGAGTTGCCGTTCCAGAGGGATTAACAACTATGACTGTTATGACAGGAACTGAATTTACAACAAAACGAAGATTTGAAACGGACCAAAATGTGTTTGTTCAAATAGGTGGAGGAATTGATGATAATAAAATCGTTGATTTAACTACACCGATTAGAGCAGATGACTATATAAAAGCCATTAACAAAGGATTAGCAATGTTTGAAATGCAAGTTGGAGTTAGTGGTGGAATGTTTAGTTTTGACGGAAAAACGATGAAGACAGCAACTGAAGTTGTTAGTGAAAACTCTGATACATTCCAACTAAGAAATAGCATTGTATCGTTAGTGGAACATTCAATTAAAGAACTTGTAGTATCTATTTGTGAATTAGGTAAAGCACATGGAATATACCACGGTGAAATACCTAAACTTGAAGATATATCTGTTAACCTTGATGATGGAGTATTCACAGATAGAAATGCAGAACTTGATTATTGGGTTAAAGCCTTAGCAAGTGGAATAGTTAGTAAGCAATATGCTATTTCTAAAGTATTAGGTGTGACTGATGAAGAAGCTAGTAAGATGTTAAATGAAATCAACGAAGAAGTGCAACCGAACCTAGATGAAACTGACGAGGTAATCTATGGAGATAAAGAATAATGACGGTAATTATTGGTTAAAGTCAAAAGAAGTAGAAGGTTTATATCATGAATTATCCATGGAAATAATGAAGAACATAGTCAGAAGACTTAAGCAACGTGGAACGTTTGATTTGATTGAAAATCCTTATGTTTGGCAGTTAGAGAAGTTAAACGATATGCATTTAATTACAGAAGAAAATGTTAAGTTAATCTCTAAATATAGTGGAGTTGCTGAAGATGTTTTCCGTGATGTAATTGCTAATGAGGGTTACAAGATATATCAAGACAGCCACCAACAATTGGCACAGGCTTTAAAGACTAACGCACAACCTAATTATTTAGTTCAAGATAGCTTAAATTCATTAGCTAAGCAAACAATGTTTGAGGTTAACAATTTAATCAATACTACATTACCTAAGGCAATTCAGAAGAACTATAAACAGACTTTAGAAAGTGCAGTGGCAAGTGTTGTATCTGGTACTAAGTCAGATAAAAAAGCATTGTCAGAAGCCGTTTTAAAGATGTATGAGAGAGGTTTTACCGCATTCAAAGATAGAGGCGGTAAAACATGGACTGTAGAGAGGTATGCACAAACAGTAATACGAACTACTACTTTCAGAGTATATAGAGAAATGCGTGAAAAGTCAGCGGATGAATTAGGTGTTGACACCTATTATTACAGTGCTAAGTCTAGTGCTAGAGAATTATGTGCACCATTGCAGCATCAAATAGTAACTAAAGGAGTAGCAAGAACTATTAACGGTGAAAGGGTGTTAAGTTTACCAGATTATGGATATGGAAGCCCAGGAGGTTGTTTAGGAATCAACTGTGGCCACTATCTGACACCTTTTGTAGTTGGTGTGAATTACAAGCCAGAACTACCAGAATATTTGGAGAATCTAACCGAGGAACAAGCAAAACAAAACGCCCTTGATAAAGCAAGATTAAAAGCTTTTGATCGTGAGATTAGAATTAACAGAGATAAGCAAATGTTAGCTAAGGAATTAGGAGATAAAGAACTACAAACTAAGCTTAAATTTAAAGAAAAAACATTTAAAACTGGAAGAAAAAGTCTTATAGAAAAAAATCCAGTTATTATTAAAAAATAATAATTTTTTGTCCTGAGTATGACGTTAAAAGGCTTATTTTTTATGCCTTGCACGGTGTAATAGTGCTAAAAATTCAGTCTACAGGACGTAAAACGAAAGGAGCTTAAATTATGAGCTTAAAACGAGATATGTTAATCGAAGCAGGAGTAACAGATAAGGACGCAATCGATAAAATCATGCAAGCGTACGGTGCAGGTTTAGAAAAAGTGAAGCAACAAGTGAAGTTAGAACTAACTGCTGAGAATGACACATTAAAAGCACAACTAGAATCACAAAAAACTAAATTTGAAGATTTAACTAAAAGTAATGAAGCTAATTCAGATGTTAAACAGGCGTTAGAGAAATTACAAGAAGAATACAACCAATTCAAGGTAGATAGTGATAATAAGTTGGCGCAAATTAATAAAACAAATGCTATTGCTTTGGCACTAAAAGATGTTAAAGCGCATGATAGCGATGTTCTAATGAAACTTATCGATGTTGATAAGGTTGAGTTAGGAGAAGATGGGAAACCTAAACTTGATGAGGTGGTTAATTCACTAAGAGAAAGTAAACCTTTCTTATTCGAACAAGAACAACAACCAACTACACCTCAAATTACAGTTGGTGGCAACCCTAACGGAAACGGAACAGCAGGCGTTGACCCGTTCCAAGCAATTTTAGACCAATATACACAATAAGAAAGGAATTTTAAAATATGACAACAAACAATAATAATTTACCAGTGCGCCAGTATGCGCCACAATATAAACAAATGCTATCAACGATTTTTAACGTTCAAAAAGCATTTGCAGGAGCCTTAGCTCCAGTTCAAACATTAGACGGAGTACAACACAATACTAAGGCTTTCATGGTTAAAACTAACAATACACCAGTAGTTGTAGGAACTTACAATGCTGATTCAACAAAAGTATTCGGAGCAGGAACAGGATTAGGAAGCCGTTTTGGTGAATTAAAAGAAGTAATCTACACAGACACAGAAGTAAACTATGATTACTCACTAGCAATCCACGAGGGAATCGACCGTTATACAGTCAACAACGATTTAAACGCAGCAGTCGCAGACCGTTTAAGATTGCACTCAGAAGCTCAAACTAGAGAAATGAACAAGAAAATTGGGAAATTCTTATCAACAAATGCAGGAGAAACAAAAGAGCTTGCTAAACTTGATGAAGCTAGTATTCAGAAACTATTTAACCAAGTTAATGTTTACGTGGTTAATACTGAAATCAACGCACCAATTAAATGTTATGTAAGAGCTCAAGTTTATAATGCTATTATTGATATGGCTTCAACAAACAAATCAAAAGGTTCAAATATAAATTTAGATTCTAACGGTTTATTAAAATATAAAAACATTGAATTAATTGTAGTACCTGAACAATACTTTGAAAATAATGTTGTTGCAATCTTCTCTCCAGATGGAATTGTAATTCCATTCATCGGAATTGAAACTGCTAGAACTGTAGAAGCTGAAGACTTTGATGGAGTTAAACTTCAAGCAGCAGCAAAAGGTGGTACATTCGTTCTTGATGATAACAAGAAAGCAATCATTAAAGTTACAAGCACTACACCATTAGCATAATAGGAGGAAATAACTATGGTTAAATACTTAGTAAATGTTGACTTTACAGACAAAGATACATACGAACAAGTGCCTAAAGGTACAGAACTTGATATTACAGAAGCTAGAGCGAAAGAAATTATCAGTTCATTAGGTGAGGGAGCCTTAACTAACCTAGAAGAAGTAAAAGAGGAAGTTAAAGAAGTAGCTCCAGCACCTATTCCAGCAGAAGAGAAAAAAGAAACTAAAGAGGTTGAATAATTCAGCCTCTTTTTAGGAGGTTAAAAATGAGTTATTTAACTTTAGAAGAATATAAAGAACTAGGATTTGCAGAGATTGAAGAATTTTCAGAATTAAAACTAAAGGCAGAAATGGCAGTAGATTTATATACAAATTACTTTTATCAAAATAATAATTTAGAAGATGATTTTCCACCACGTAAGAAAGCTGTGAAGCTTGCTATTGCTAATCAAATACGCTACTTAAATGAAACTGGAATACTTACTGCTGAAGATAAACATTCATTAGGTAGTTTGAGTATTGGAAGAACTACTGTTAATTATGGCAGTAGTGGAAGTAGTCCAGCTAAAATGGAAGCTAGTAAGTATAATTTAGCATTAGACACTATGAACTTACTGAAAAGCGTGGGGTTCGGATATAGAGGTGTTTGCTATGATAGATAAACGCTTTTTAACTGATACTGTAACTGTAAGTTTGGCAGGTGAGAAAGATAAATGGGGGAAGATCACTTATAAAGAACCGTTTGAAATAAAATTCGTTCGGTTTGATAGAAGTTCTTTAGATAAGACTACAAACACACAAAATTTAACAAATATCACAAGGAACAAATCAGGAACCTTATTTATTTATCCTAAATTTAATAATGTTGTTGTTGATGATAGCTGGTTACAAGCTAACATTAAAGATAAACATGGAGAATACAAGGTGATTAGTTTTGAAACAAATTACTTTGGAAATAAAGTATTCTCTTATGAGTTAACGGTGATTTAGATGTCGCTAAAAGTATCTTATGATTTATCACCTATGGAGAAGAAATTCGGACCAGGTAATATTAAAAATGCCAGGATAATGGTAGCTAATCAAGTTGTTATTGACAGTGAAAACTATGTGCCAAGTGATGGTAAAGGGGTTTTAAGAGGAACTGGACACGAAGACAACGGTAGCGCCATTTGGGGGACGGTATATGCTAGAGCACAATTCTATGGTACAAATGGAATCGTTAGATTCAGAAAATATACAACCCCTGGTACTGGTAGCAAATGGACTGAAAAAGCTTCTAATAGCAAGATGAAAAATTGGGAAGAAGTAGCTAAGAAAGGATTAGGAATAAGATGATTAATAACATTGATTTTCAAGATGTACTTTGTGATTATATTAATTCTTTAAATTTGCCACTTGTAGCTAGATTAGATTATTTCATTGAATCAGATGATTTAGTAGTTAATTTAATTGCGGGTGGTAAGGTAGAGCGGTTATTTATGGACGGTACACAAGAAATAAGTTTACCTTTTGAAATTGCCATTAAGTGTATGGATAATCAAAAGGCTAACTCTATCTTGTGGACTATCCACACCGCACTGTCTGAATTTAATTTGCAATTACCTAGTGCAAACAACACTTATCGCTTCTTAGGACTAGAGGTTGGAAAGCCTGCAGTCAATGGACGTGATGAGCAAGATTATTTTATATATACGTTACGTATAGTAGCAAAAATTGAAATTGAAGGAGATATATTAAATGGCTAGACAAAAAAACGCATTGAGAAAACATTTTGTAGCACCTTTTGATAAGGCGAACGCTACAACAGCACCGACAAAAGAACAGTACAAACTATTAGCAAAATATATTAAAACTGTTAACGATGAAACAGATGAAGATACTGACGACGTAGCATGGTATGACGGAGACGGTACACCAGAAGAAACTGTAAAATCAGTTAAAGCTGGTTTCTCATTTGAGGGGAACTTCGATGTAGAAGATGACGCACAGAAATTAATCGCTGACCTTAGATATAAGGTTGGAGATGATAGAAAAGTATGGTTCAAGGTTGTATCTTCAGACGGTAAGACAGCGTGGGAAGCAGTAGCAATCGTATCTAAGATTAAAGCTGGAGACGGTGACGCAAGTGACTTTGAAAACTTTGAATGTACGATTAAATGGACAACATTGCCAAAACAAACAGCAGTAGCATAATTTAGGAGGATTTAAGCATGGTAGTAATTAAGAAATTTGAAAATGTAATTCCAGTTGATTTTGGAGAATTTGAATTAAAGTTTGTAACTAGTGATGAAAATATTCTAAAACTAGCAAACGTGGAAGAAAAAGCAGGTGTAGTTAAAGATAAGATTGGAGAGTTAAAAGGAACAACAGAAGATATTAAATTAATCTATGATTTAGCTAAAGAATTATGGGTTGAGTTATTCGATGAAGAAACTTTTGAAAAAGTTTATAACCTATATAACAAATCTTGTATGCCAACGTTACTAGCAGTATTTCAAACGCTATTTGGGATAACTCAAGAATTAGGTAACAGTTATTCTCCAGATAAGCTGATTAAGTATCTAAATATCGACCATGCTTAATTTAGCTTATAAATTAGAAGATGAATTAATTGTTGGTAGTGAAGTTTATAAGCTTAATCTTAGCTTTGATAATGTAATTAGGTTGTTTGATATGTTAAATTCTAGTGATCTTGAAGATTATCAGAAACCACATTTTGCAATGATAATGCTAACGGGAAAATCATTTGAGAAATACTCAATAGAGGACGTAGTGCTATTTTTAGATGAGGTAATAAAAGAACATATCAAGAATGAGGAATTTAATTCAGTAGAATATGATTTAGCTGGAAACCCTATGCCAGTTAAGGAGATAGAAATGCAAGAGGAGCAATTATATAGTTTGAAATATGATTCAGACTATATCTTTGCTTCTTTTTTGCAAGCATACAATATTGATTTAATAGAAATGCAAGGTAAATTGCATTGGAGAAAGTTTAATGCCTTATTAAATGGACTTCCAGAAAATACTAAATTTATGGAAGTTGTAAAGATTAGGTCTTACAAACCATCAAAACATGATAGCTCTGAATATAAGGAGCACATGAGAAAACTACAACGTCAATATGAACTTCCTATCAATGATTAGTTTAAAAGAAAGGAGGTTAATATATGGCAGAAGGTAAAGTTAAAATAGATGTTGACTTGAACGAGAAAGGCGCCACCTCTGGAATCGGACGTTTAAAAAGTGCTTTGAATGGCCTTGAAAGTGCTGGAACTAAGGCAGGTTCAGTATTTAAAAGTGTGTTAGGAGCAAACCTAGTAAGTGCTGGTATAAGTGCAGGTATTAGTGGTATTTCTAACGGAATACGTGGGATGGTAACTGAATTAAACAGTTCAACTAAAGCGTGGAAAACTTTTGAAGGCAACATGTCAATGATTGGTAAGTCTAAGGAAGAAATCGCACAAGCTAAGGGCGTTATGCAAGATTATGCCACCAAAACTATTTACAGTGCGTCAGATATGGCACAAACCTATTCGCAGTTAGCAGCAGTAGGGATAAAAGAAACTGATAAACTTGTAACTGGTTTTGGTGGGTTAGCAGCAGCGGCAGAAAATCCTAAGCAAGCCATGAAGACTTTAAGTACCCAAGCTACTCAGATGGCGGCGAAGCCAAAAGTAGCATGGCAGGACTTTAAATTGATGATGGATCAAACCCCAGCAGGTATGGCGGCGATTGCCAAGGAAATGGGAATGTCTCTTGAAGAACTTGTTAAAGGTGTTCAAGACGGTAAAATCAAAACAGAAGATTTTTTCAACGCCATTAAAAAGGTAGGTAACAACGATAGCTTTTCTAAAATGGCAACTGAGTTTAAAACAATAGACCAAGCCATCGATGGAGCGAAAGAAAGTTTAGCTAACAGGTTACAACCAGCATTTGAACAAGTAAATAAGTTCGGAATTAAGGCAATTACTGGAATTACTGAAGCACTTGAAAAAATCGATTTTAAAAACTTTGCTGAAAACTTAGGTAGTTTCTTAGAAAGTATCGATATTGATGGAGTAGTTAATGGAATAGCTACTTCAATTAAAAATGTTGTCACAGTTGCTAAGGAACTGTGGAAAGGGTTGAATGATAGTGGAGCAATAAGTGCCGTTTTAAGTGCTTTTAAAAACATTCAAAAGGCAGTAACTAACCTTGTTACAGCTTTGGCAAATAGTGGAGCAATTAGCACCTTTGCACATGCATTAGGTTTAATTGTGAACGTAGTAGCAAAAGTAGTTAGTGGGTTTGCTAAAATAATAGCTTCACTCCCACCTAGTGTAATTAGTGCCATTGCTTACTCATTGTTAGGTATCGTTGGTTCACTTAAAGCCATCAAGTTGGCAACTAAAGGACTTGATTTAATTAAGGGTTTAAATCCGTTTAAATTATTTAAGAAAAACGCTACTGAATCACTAGATGAAGTAACGAAAAAAACTAAAAGTTCTAAAAGTACCTTATCTCAAATATTTGGTGGTTTTGGAAAATTACTAGAATCAGCAGGAAAAGGAATAAGTACTGCAGCCAAAGGAATTGGTGAGGGTATCAAAACAGCATTGAGCGGTGTTCCGTCCGTTCTTACTGCTTTAGGTACTGGAATTTCAACTGCTGCACAAGGGATAGGAACTGGACTTGCTATTGCTTTCAAAGGATTAGGAAGTGCCATTGCAATGGTGCCACCACCAACGTGGCTTGCATTGGGTGGAGCTATTCTTATGGTGTGTGCTGGACTTGCACTTTTAGGAACTCAAGGAGATGGAGTTGCTAAGGTCTTTCAAGCCTTAGGAAGTGCCGTTTCACAAGTTATTCTTTCATTAGGTACTGGCTTATCAGCCGTTTTAGTTTCATTAGGTAGCGTTATTCAATCGGTTGGAACAGCTATTCAAAGCGTTGGTAATGGAATTAGGTTAGTATTCGAGGGAATAGGAACAGTAATTCAATCTGTAGGTACTGCCATTAAGTCGGTGCTTGATGGGTTAGGTTCAGCATTTACTGGTTTTGGAAATGGAGTAAGACTGGCTCTTGAGGGAGTTGGTACTGTAATTACTTCGGTTGGTACTGCTATTCAATCAGCCTTACAAGGAGTAGCAAGCATTATTGATTCAGTTGGTAATGCTATTAAGTCAGCTCTTGAGGGTGTAGGTTCCGTGATTGAATCAGTAGGTAATTCAATAAAATCAGTATTAGAGGGCGTTGGAACAGCCTTTGAGAAATTCGGAAATGCAGTTAAAACTGTATGTGATGGAATTAAAGAAGTTATTGATTCAATTGGTAATTCAATAAGAACTGTACTTGACGGAGTGGCAAACGTTATTCAAAGTATTGGTGAATCAGCCGAAAAAGCAGGTAATGGATTTAGATTATTTGCGGAAGGGGTTAAAACTCTTGTTGATTTAAGTTTAGGTGATTTAGTTGCTACATTAACAGCAACGGCAACTGGAGTAGGTGCAATAACGGCTCACGCTGGAGAAATGACAACGGCTGGAGCTGGTATGCAAACAATGGCAAGTGGATTATCAATGTTAGGTCAAGCAGCAACTTCTGTTCAAGGAGCATTTACTGCCTTACCTACATTAATCACAAGCTTAACTACTTCATTAAATGCCTTACCACCTATCTTGATAACAACTTCAACAGCCGTTCAATTATTCAGTACTAACATTACTACATCACTAGCTGGACTTATGACTGCCAGCGGTTCAATTAGTGCTTTCAATACTCAAATAACAAGTATTGGAACAGCAGTAAGTTCTGTTACTGTATCAATTGGTGCATTTGGTGTTGTGCTTTCAAGTTTAGCAGTAAGTTTTGGTACAACTTCAGCTTCAATTGGAGCATTAACTGGTGTAGTTAGTGGCTTAACTGGTGCATTGTCACAAGTAGGAAGTACAGCCACTAGCGTAGCAGGTCAGATTAATCAAATTGGTACTTCGATTTCATCGGTTGGAGCGACAGTATCTGAAATGGTTGCAAGCATTAGTGGAGCGATGAACGGGTTAGCTGGTGCCATTTCTTCAGCTATGAATAGTGCTTTAGGGTCTATTCAAAGCACATGCCAACAATTTGTATCTACACTTCAGCAAACAGCCTCACAAATGGCACAAGAAGGACGTAGAGCAGGTGACGAAGCGGGAAGAAATATTGCTGACGGCTTAAGAAGTAACGAGGGTAACGTTCGTTCAGCTATGGAAAGTATCAAGAATACAGTTCAAAGTGTAGGACAAAGTATTGTACCAATTGCTTATAACGTGGGAGCACAAGTAAGTAACGGTGTTGCTCAAGGTATGTATTCTGCTTTAGGTGCGGTTACTGCTGCAGCAAATGCAATTATTAACGAAGTTGACAGAGCGTTGAGAGCTAAGGCGCAAATCCACTCACCATCAAGACTTACACAGAAAAGAACAGGTCACCATTTAACAGGTGGGGTTGCTACTGGTATGGTTAAGAATATGCCAGCATTAAATAAAGCGTTCGACGTTTATCAACGTGCAATTGACAAATTCAAACCTAACTTTGTACCTGAGAACATGTTAAGTTTTAAAGGTGTACCATCATTTGCAACAGCAGGTGGAAGTAGTAACAACGTTACTAACAACAAAACAAGCAACTTTGGAGCATTGCTACATATAGAGAATTTAAGTACAAATTCTGAAGAAGATGTTCGTAAATTATACGAACAAATAAAATTCTTAATTAAGGAGGAGAAAGACAGGCTGTGATAACTAAATATATAACTTATAATCAACTAAATACAAAAGAGTTAGGTTTAAGATTAGTAGATGAAATAGAACTGGAATCTTCTTCTCAAACTGTAGATTTAGTTGAAATAGACGGTGTGAACGGCGCGAAAATCAAAGATAATAAACGGTTGAAAGTAGTTGAACGTACTTTCCCGTTTAAAATTTATGATGAAAAAGCTGACGTCCAAAACATAATCAATAAATTAAATGATTATCTTATCAACGTAGAGCCAAAATGGTATGATTTTGGCTTAAGTTGGGATAGTGAGTATCTTTATAAAGCGTACTTTTATGAAACATTTAAAATTGAGGGAACATTAACAAGTAAGAAAAAATGTATCTTAAATTTTAAACTACACCCTATTAAATACTTGAAAACAGGACTTAATAAGATAACCGTTACTAACGGACAAATTCTAAGAAATCCAGAACGAAGAAAAGCTAATCCGCTTATTAAATTAAGAGGTACTGGAGATATTAATTTGAATATCAATTCTCAAATATTTAGGTTAAAAGGGGTTAGTGGGCACATTGTTATTGACTGCGAAACGCAGTCTGCTCATTGGGACAACAAGGAACCGCAGTACGATAAAGTGTTCACATATCCATTTCCACACCTTGAAATAGGAGATAACAGAATCTCATGGGATAACAACTCATTTGTTGTTGAAATAACCCCAAGATGGGAGGCGCTAGTTTAATGGCTTATCCTATTTTATACAAAGCAAATGAAACTAATTTTGAACATTTGGGGGTGTCAGTTTTATCTGACGCTTCTAAATGCTTTGTAACTAGAGAAAGAAACGGAATATATATTCTTGAATTTAATTATCCTGTAAATGGTAAGGACGTAGAAAAAATTAAAGAGGGAATGTATATAAAATCTGACGCAGGTTACAGAACTAAAAATCAACGATTTGTAATTTCAAAGATCACAAAAACACAAAATGAATTTAAAATTTACTGTCAGCACATTTCACAAGTTAAAACTACTATGAACGCTATCAGACCAGATATAACAGTTACTAGCGTTAGTGCAATGGGTGCATTAAGGGCGTGGCGTGATAACTTGTTAGATAGTCGTGAGGAGTTCTTCGTGCAATCAGATATAAGCACGTTAAATTCAACAACATGGAAAGTTGAAAATATTGAAAACGCCCGTGACGCTTTGGGTGGTAAAGCAGGTTCAATTCTTGATGTTTGGGGCGGTGAATATGAGTTTGATAACTTAAATATTACACTACATAAAAGCATGGGAATTGATAATCCAACCATCATTGCTTATGGTAAAAACTTGTTAGACTTAGAACAAGAGCAATCAATACTTGAAACTTATACTTCAGTTTTTCCCTTTAAAAAATATACTGATGATAACAACAGGGAGCAATTAATAACATTGCCAGAAATACTACTTGATAGCACACACTTAAATAAATTCACACATAGAAGAATTTTAAAAGTTGATTTTTCAAGCGATGAAAATTTAAAAACGGTGGAGCAGTTAAGAAGTAAAGCTAAAAGTTACATTAAAAGTAATAATGTAGGTGTACCGAAAACTAACTTAAAGATCAACTACCAAGACTTGTCAAAAGTTGAGGGAGTATTCGATAACCCAGCACTTGAAAAAATAGATTTATGCGACAGATTAAAAGTTTATTACAACGAGTTGGGAATATTAAATGAGAACGCGAAAGTAGTTAAGGTAATTTGGGATGTTATCCTTGAAGAAAATCACGAGATAGAAGTAGGAGATAGTAGAAGTAGCTTCACAGATAGTACTTCAGCTAAATTAGAATCACTACAGGTTCAAAACGATTCAGTACTTGCTAGAATAAATGCTTTGGTTGCCGAACAGGAAGCAGCTTTCGATAGATTTTTTAAAGAAAAATCAAAAGTAATCGAAGACAGAGTAAAAGGTGGTTATGAGAAAGCCTTGTTATCTAGCGAAGAAAAAATCCGAAAAATGGGTGAAGCATTTGACGAAAAAGTCAACCAGTTTAGAAATCAAGTATCAACAACGGTTGAAGACTATAACAGGCAATTCCAAGCTACTAATTTGGAAATAAGTAAAAATAGAGTTGAAGCTACTAAACAAATTCAAGCACTAACTGATAGAGTTAACAACATTCAAGATATTTCTAATAATGAAACAGTTAGAGAACTTAGAGGACTGGTTAACGGTGCTACTAGTAAGGTGACAGAACTTGAAACTAGCATTACTAGAGAATTTACTGCTGTTAAGAAAAAAAATGAAGATGGATTAAACGCAGTTAAGGCTGAATTTACTAAAAGTGTAGACGGCTTAACAAGTAAAGTTAGTTCACTTGAAGAATATAAAAATCAAGATAGTAGTAGAACTGAAAGTTTAAAACAATGGGTTCAAAGAGATACAGATAGTCAATTAAGCCGTGAACGAACCGAAATTAATAAAATCATTGACAGTAAAGGTTATATTAAGAACACAGAGTTTTCTAATAAGTTCAATGAAAGTGCTAGAGGTATTACCAACCAATTAACCGCCTTAGAAAACTATAAAAATCAAGACGGAGCAAGAATTGCTAACTTGCAAATTTGGGCGCAAAATAACACAGCTAACCAACTTACTGCTGAAAGAAGAAATATCGAAAAGTGGGTTAACGACAAAGGTTATGTAACAACTTCTGTAGTTGAAAACAAGGTGCAGGAAACAGCGAACAGTTTTAGTCGTGAAATCAGTAATGTTAGAGAAAGTATCCCAACTAGTGTAGGTGGTAGAAACTATATACTTAACTCTAACTTTGCTAAAGATTTAGATAGTTGGGAAATGCAAAGATTAAATGACAGTGGTTTAAACTGGCAAAAAGAGCATGCTATTTTCCATTTCGGTAGAGGTTTACATATATGGGGTACAGCTAATGGACAGGGTAAAGGTTTAGGAACTATACCTTTTGACATAAATGTAAAACGTGGAGAGAAATTCACTGTATCTGTAGACTTAGGGAAAGATGCTTTAACTTATAATTCTATTTTGTACTTTGGTTTACATTTTCTTGATGGGAATAATATAGTGTACCAACAATGGCAAACTTTAGATTTACAAACAGTAGGTTTTGAAGTAAAAAAATATAAGAGAATATCAAAAACATTCAAATCTGAGAGTGATGCGAACAAGTTTAGGTTGATGATACACGTTAAAACTAACCAAGCAATAAACTTCTACATAGATAATATAAAATTAGAACGCGGAGAAATTGCTACTGACTGGACACCAGCTCCCGAAGATATGGAACAGAATGTTAACGAATTAAACTCATGGAAACAAACTACATCTCAAACTTTAAATACAGTTAGTAGTACGTTGAACGATACTGTAAGACACTCTCAACTACAAATTACAGCAGACTCAATTAACTTTGGTTCGAATAAAGTATTTAACGGTAGAAACCTTGCTAGTATGTTGTCAGTAAGTCCTGATAGCATTAAAGCAATTACTGATAAATTAATAATTACACCAGCTAATGAGAATTTAGTACTACCTGAATATAGAAGAAATTCTAGCTTTAAGGATGATATGCAAATTAGTGAAAAGTTTGATATTGGTAAGACTAAAAACTTCTTAATTAAAGGGAAAGCACGAACTAATAGCTATGAAAATAGGTTTAGGTTTGCGACAAAAATAATATATAAAGATGGGACTAATTATTATACAACTGGAATAGATGGCAACAAGTATATAAATGGTGGAGAGTTTTCGATACCTTTTAAAATATACGAAAGTGAGAAAGAAATAAAGGATATTTATTTTACAATAGATAGATATGGAACTCCTATTTTTGATGAATTAAGTATAGTACCGCAGAAAAGTGCCGAATTAATTGTTGATGGTTCAATCGAAGGTCGACAAATTAAAACTCAAACATTAGAAACTGGACACCACAAGGCAGGAAGTATCACTTCTGAAATAATTGCTGCTAATGCCGTTAGAGCTAAGCATGTGTTAATAGATGATGGTTTAATTGACAACTTAGTATCACACAATGCTTTCATTTCTAAACTTTGGGCACAAGACGCTTTTATCAGAAGTTTACAAACTGTCAAAATTTCATCAACTCAATTAGATACTGACTGGCTTTCAGCATATACAGGAGATATAGGAGGATTCAGAATTGGTAAGAACCCTAATCAACCTGGAGACTTTTGGATTACAGGTTCTAACAACTTCAACTGTGGATTAAACCCAGGTCATAACATTGGAACTCGTGGTGCTCAAATTTGGGCAGCATGGGGGAATAGATGGGATAAAGCTGGCAATAATGCATGGTGGGTAAGTGGTCAAGGTGTGATGACTTGTAATAATAGAGCAGTATTTAATAGAGGTTTTGACGTTCACGGCGCTGGGATATATACTCACGACCAAGATATTACATCACAGGGGGCAGGAAGTAGCACAACAAAAGTAATGTGGTGGTCACAAATCAACAGAGTAAAAAGTGCAATCTCTGACAAACGTTTAAAAACCAATGTTAAACCAACTAAAGTTAAGGCAGTAGATTTACTTAATAAAATTGAAATAGTTGAGTTTAATTGGAAAAAAGATAATAAATTCGAAAAAATCGGAGCGATAGCTCAACAGGTTCAATCTGTAGATAAAGATTTAGTAGTACACGATATGGACGATAAACAAACTTACAACGATTATCTAAGAATCAACTATTATGACACTATACCGTATCTAATCAAAGCAATACAAGAATTGTCAGAAGAAAATAACAAATTAAAAAACAAATTGGAGGAATTAATCAATGGATAAACAATTACAACCAATCGATTTAATCGCTCAAGAATTGAGTGAAAAAACTATGCAATTAGCTCATTATAAAGTTGCTTACAATGAGTTAACTAATGAGCTAGAAGCTAAAGAGAAAGAGCTTAAAGAATTAAAAGAAACTAAAGTAGAAGAAGTAAAACACGAGGAGGTACAATAATATGGCATTAGAAATTTCAGTTAAACAACCTAATCCAACTGCTGGAGGTTATAAAAGTGTAAACGTATATTTCAATATGAACACAGGAGGAATTTATTTCAATGGTAATGTTGAATTGCCAGGTAAATTTGCAACTGCTAATGATGCAGAAATTTTAGAAGAAATTAGAAAACAAATTGCAGTTCAGATGTACACAGGAGAAGCAACTCCAGCACTAGTTGCTGAATATGCTAACTTAAATAAACAAGTAGGAATTTTAGCAGGTAATAAAGAAGACGTTACAGAACGTGAGAAAGCATTAACTAAACTATTCGCTAAGGTGAATAAAGGAAACGATAAAGTACTAATGACGTTACTTTTAGATGTGTTAGATCCTAAGACAATCACAACTAACAAAGATAAAATTATCAATGCTTTTGATTCTTACGAAGTTAACACAGATTATTCAGTAGGTGATAAGTTTAAATTTGATGGCAAACTATACGAAGTTATCGCAGACCACACAAGCGTTGTTGAGTGGGTGCCAAGTGCAGAACCAACTAAGTATAAGGAAATCACTTTTGAACGTACTGAAGCTGAAAATAAAGAACAGTTAGAAGATGATAACAACAGATATGTAACTAAATTACAGTTAGACAAAGCATTAACTAAAGTAGTGCAAACAATCATGGAACAATTATCACAAGACGAAGGAGAAGAAGAACATGACAATCACGGAGAAAATAGCAACACTATATCACACAGCGAGGGGGTTAATTAAGATGAAATTTAGTTTTAAACGCGCAAAATTTAAACAAGATGATTATTTAGTTCAAACTCACATGAGAATGGTTATTACAGAGGTCGAAACTTTAGAGCAAGTACCTAACTTTGGAAACTTACGTGAAATGGTTAGGTTAGCAGTTGAGGAGTTCATGCGAAAAGAAGCTGAATTAAAAGCAATTGAGGAAGCACCAAAAGAAGTAGTAACGGAAGCACCTAAAGAAGCTGTTGTAACTGCTCCAGTAAGTGAAGCACCTAAAGTTGAGGAAACTCCAAAAGAGGTAGTTACACCAACACCGACAGTAAGTGAAACGCCAAAAGAAACTACAGAAAGTACAGAGCACGCTGAATAGCGTGTTCTTCTTTTGGAGGTAGTCTGATATGGAAAATTATATTTTGCAATTTGTATTGCAACTATTCACTGTCGCTATTATTCCATTAATTAAAATATGGTTTGATAATAGCAACAAAGAAATGGTTAAACAATTTGAAAGTTTAAATAAGGAAGTAAAAAGCACACAAGATAAAGTGGATGAAGTAACTCAAATCGGACTGCAGAACAGAGATTCCAATAAAAGCATTATGTCATATAGATTACACCGTGAATTTAGTGAAGCGATAGAACGTGGATATACTACAAGTGAAGATTTATCAGAATTAAGTGGTTTATATAAGAGTTACGCAGAAATCGGTGGTAATGGTAAGATAGAAACTTTATTTAATAGATTTAAAGATTTGCCAATCAAAAATTAAGGAGTGATTAAATGAAAAAATTAGTAAGAACAAATTTAACTAACTCTCCTACTAGACGTGGCACAGAGAATTTAAACATTCAATTCTATTCGCATGATAGGAATAATGCAGGTTTTGAGTTCGTTGTTAACAATGAAAGTGATCTTACAAATTATACAGCCAAGGTATTGTTTAACTTTACAGATTCCGCTTCTACATGGGAAGCTAACGGAACTATAGAGGGAAACGTGATTAAGGTTAATTTCAACACAAATTTAATTGCACGTTGCGAGGAAGTGTTGGGTTATCTATTTTTAGATAGTGATTCAGATTCACTTGATATATTTAAGTTTAAGTTTAATGTTGTTTTATCTGAAATTGATAAAGGTGAAGTAACTAACAGACAGATTAAGCATGTAAATAATATTGGTGAACTGGAATTAGTAACAAAATCACAATTAAAAGATGAATTATCTAAGCTACAAATTAACGGAATAGATTTAACAAATTACTTAACAACTACAGTTGCTGAAGAAACTTACGCCACAAAGCAAGAATTAAGGTCGTACGCTTTGAGTAAAGACGTTCCGAGTATTAAAGGCTTAATTACAGAGGAACAGCTCAGAGCGGCAAATAATGGCGTTCTAGAGGAAGTTAAAAAATTAGGTTATGCAAAAACTACAGAGGTACCTGCTGCATATAATGATAGTGAATTGTCAAAACGTGTAACTAATCTTGAATCAAAAGTTGATAAAGATACAGTTTATGACGATAGTGATTTAAAATCTAGAGTTCAAGCATTAGAAAACAGACCTACTACTACAATTACATCTTATGATGATAGCAAATTGACTGAACGTGTGAAAAAACTTGAAGATAAACCTGTGATAGACGCTTCAAAATTCATTACCGAAGAAACTTTGACAGCTAAAAAATTTGTAACTAAAGATGAATTGAACACTCTTAAACCTAATCAAACACTATCACTTAACAACAACACATTAAGTATAACTGGTGGAAATAGCGTTACACTACCGGCTAATCAATTTGAAATACACGGAACAGGAATACCTAACGGAGTAGTAGAAGCTGAAATTGGAACAACTTATGTTGATAAAAATAAAACTAATGGTGCGTTGAAATGGATCAAGACTACTGACGGTGGCAACACTGGATGGGAAGTTTTAATAGGAGATACTGGCTGGAGAACGTTAAATAGTGTCTCTAGAGCCGGCAACTCTTTCATTAAAATCAGACGAGTAAACAATTTAGTGACATATCAATTCGGAGGGCTTCAATGGGGTTGGTTTGGCGTAGGAAAACGTAACGGCCCAGGATTTGCAAGACACAATAGCAGCGGTGATAGGGGAGCTAAAGTATTAGGTCCTGGTGGAATACCTCTAGGATTTAGAAGTGAAACATCACTTATAGGTGGTACTTACGACGACAAAGGTAGACCTTATGGAATTTGGTATTTAGGAGGAGTAAACGACTCTAATTTTATTCAATTTACATTTAACGACCCTATCCCAACGGATAGAGATATTGGAGACATTCGAGTAAGTGCAATTTCGTATTTAACAAACGAACCATGGCCTACAACATTACCATAAGAAAGGGGGTGAGATTATGGAACAATTACAACCTATTTTATTAACACTTATCGTGTTCGGACTTAACCTATTAGGTAAGTTCTTAAAAGAGTGGAAACCATTTCCAACAGAGCTTATCCCTCAAGTATTAGGAGTACTTGGGGGCTTAATCGGTTGGGCGGTATTTAAAGATACTAACGCAGTATTATTAGGATTGGCAAGTGTGGGAACACATCAAGTGGTTAAACAGTCTAGAAACAACGATAACGTTGATAATTCAGAGAAATAATGATATAATTTAAATATCAATCCCCCTGTTCCTACAAGGCAGTTACGACTGACACAGGGGTTCTTTTTTTGAAAGACTGGGTTTTTACTCAGTCTTTTTTATATTAATTAAACAATACGGAGGATTAAATAATGGTTAAAACAATTGAAATTACAAATGAAGCAAAAAGAATAGCAAATCTAGGAATAGGTGTTGATCAAGATGGAGCTTATGGATCACAATGTGTAGACTTAATTAACTATTCATCAGTGAAATTCTTTGGTAAAGCCATATGGGGTAATGCTATTGATCTATTAAATAGTGCTGCTGCATTAGGATATAAAGTTGAGTATAACGAGGTTGGAAATTTAGATAACAAACCACGAGCTGGAGCAGTATTTGTGATGGATACAACAAATATATATGGACATCCATATGGACATACAGGAATTGTAATTGAGGATAGTGATGGATATACTATGAAAACTATTGAACAAAATGTTGATGGTAATGCAGATGCATTATATGTTGGTGGCCCAGCACGCTATATGGAACGTAACTTTGATGGCATTGTAGGTTGGTTCTATTTCCCAGTCGATGATAACGAAGTAGTAGAAGAAAATTCTGATTTAATCTCACTTCCCGAAGTTCGTACATATACTGTAGGAGTAGAAAAACTTAACATCAGAAATGCACCGTCATTAGACGCTGAAATAGTAGGATCATATGAAAAAGGAGAAGAATTTGATTATATGGCGTTCTGTAATGCTAACGGATATGAATGGTTATCATACGTTTCTTATAGTGGAGAAAGACGTTATGTAGCTTCTATGGACTTAGAAACATTTGAAACTCATGGAACATGGAGAAAGAAATAACTAAATGAATAAATCATAATGACTAACAGCCCTTACTTAATAGTAGGGGCTTATTTTTTATGCATTTTTTAAAAAGTTTTAAAATATCTATTGACTATATACCTAATATTAGGTATAATAATAAATGTAAGGAAGACATATCAAGCTTAACAAGGAGAACAAGACAATGACTAAAAAACACATCTTCACAACAGCACACAAAATTGCAAAAGGAATTGTAAAAGAAGTAGGAAACTACCAACTAGCTTTACAATTAGCTTTAAAAGAAGTTTACAGACAAGTAAAAACTTACAATAAAAAACGCTTCGGAACACAAGCTATTTCAAGTGCTATTTACAATTTAGGAACTAGCAAAGAAGATAAAGCTTTTGATAGAGAAAGTGAAAACTATAGATATGGTATTGCTAAATGGTTCTTTGACAAAGAATTCACAACAGCACAACGTCAAATGTTAATCAAAATTGAAGATGAAGTTATTGTCAAAGAAACTGAGAAAGCTTATAAAATAGCGTTCTTTACTGAATATGGACTTTTTGAAAAATGGATTCCAAAAAGTTGCTTTAAAAAAGAACACACAAACGTTACATTTGCATATGGGGAGGTAGCTTAATATGATAGATCAAGCGATTAAACAAATAGAAGAATTATTCAATAGTGATCTAACTGACTATAGAATTTCAAAAGACACAGGAATAACATTAAGTGTTATTCAAAAATACAGAAATGATACAAGTAAAATAGAAAATATGACTTTAAAAGTCGCAAAAAAATTAATTAGATATACGGAGGAATTAAAAATGAGAAATTACGATAAAATGATGGTTGTTGTTAATGAGTTAGTATTAGAAGAAGGAGCAACAGTGACTTACTGGAGTGAAGATAAGCCAAACGATTGTACTTGTTGTTATTCAGTTGATGAATTAAAGGCACATTTAGGATATATGGAAGAAGATGAATATGAAAAACTAGTATTTCAAGTAGATTTTGAAGAAGATGAAGATAAATCTTATCAGTTTTATATGAGTGAATACAAAGCGGTCTTAGATAAAGATAAATTCACTCTAGATTGTTTACACAACACAAGATAAAAAGTAAGCCCCAAAATAAGGGGCTTTTTTTATAAAAAAATTTAGTCAAACTTTGATTATCGTAAAATCGTATGTTAAAATATATTTAGTTGGTATTACAACCTAAACTTTCTTTTTAATATTAAAGTTTTTCAAGACGGGACACTATTTCTCCTTGTAATATTTATTTTGGTTAATACGATGTATCATAGTAACAAAATAGCGTCCGCAGTCGGTTTTCCTTCCATAAAATAAATAGCGAACATTTTTTCAACCTCCTAACGGGGGTTGTTTTTTTATGGGGAAAAAAAAGGGAAAAAGTATCTTAATACTTGATTTTTTCTATTGAACCTCAAATATACCGAGATACTTTTTAAATTCCCTTAAATGTGCTATAATATATTGATAAATGCACGTTTTATACTTGAAATGTATTTTTTTACACTTCAAATTTAAAGAAACAGCTATAATAAGTAATAGTAAAAAGGTGAAAGGAGGAGAAATATTGAAATATTGTAAATTGATAGCTTCAGGTTTATTATGTTTAGGTTTTGCAACTATTGGTGATTCTAAAATAAAAGCTGATTACTTTACAGATTACAACACAACAGTAACAGATACCATTTTTAGAGAAAGTATATTTAATTTTGATATTTTCAATAACAATAGAAACTATTCTCTTCCTGAAATAAAAAATAGTGTAATACAGAGTAATATGGAAGAACTTGAATATAATGCTGAATTACTTAGCTATAAAAAGAATTCATATAATTATTTGATTTTTTATTCATTAGATGATAAAAATATCCCAAAAGAGATGTTTAGAATCCAGTTGAAAAAGAGTGGTAATGGGAAAATAGTGAATAAAAGTTTACTTAAACTTTTTGCTCCGAATACTAGAATTATAATGAATGTAATGACATATGATATTGATAATAATGGAAATATTAAAAATTTAGAATATTCAAAATCTAGTAAAGTATATTTCACTAAAAAGCAAATTAATCTTGTAGTTAGTGAAGGAAATAAAGAGGTAGTAAATAAGATTATTGAAATTAGAAATGTTCCTCAGGATGATAAAGTTTCAGTTTATCCTTATGAGTTAGAACAGTATTACACACCTGATAAATATTATAGTTATAAGAAGTCTAGTATTTTGATAGATGGAAAAGAATTGAATTCAGAAAATATTGAAGTTCCATACGTAGCTAAAAAAATTGAGGTAAAATTAGCACAAGATAAAGAATACTGGAATAAGGTGACTATAGAGTATCCTTCTGAATTGAAAAAAGATAACAATGAGTATCTAATTAAACAGGGAACTACTTTTTCAAAATTTGTTAAAGAAAATGAGATTAAAGATGTTATTGCAAAAAATGATAATTATGTATTTTCTGGTTATTATTTAGATGATAAAGAATTAGGAGATTCTCAAGTTCTTGGGAATGATATTAAAATTATAGCCAAATATAATACTAAAATTGTCTTGGATAATGGAGTTTCTAAACAAGAAACAACTTTATTAACTGGTCAAAAATTAAGTGAAATAGATACTAAGTTCTTTAGTAAAGAAAAATATCATGTGGAAAGTTATACTGTTGTTGATGCTAGTGATAGTTCAAAGACTACGAATGTGAAAGATTTGTCGGAATTAAAAGTTGACAAGAGTGTTATAATTAAAGCTAATTACAAAGAAAATGTCAATACTATTAAAATTCGTCAAGATGATTACAACAAGCGCTTTGGTAAGGTTGATGATAGTATAAAAGATAAGGATATAGAGTGGCCAGAAACAAAAAAAATTGGAGAGTTATTTTCTGAGTTACGTAAAAAGATTAAACCTAGTACAGGATATGAAGTATTATTTAGATCAAATAAAAAAGTTATAAATGATGATGAATATATTACTTCTGAAACTGTTTTAGAAATATACTTTAAAAAAGTAGATAGTGAATGGGTTAATGTGAAGTTTGTAGGTAGAGGAATAGATAAATTTTTATCTGATGGTCAAGATGTACTAGTGGGATCTAGAATTGATAGTATGATTAACTTACCTACAGCCACAGGAGTAACAGATCAAGAGTTTTTAGGATGGCAGGCGAATAGTGATTATTTAGTAGCCGGAGAGAATTCGGAGAAAATTAGAGTATCTAAAAATAAACTTCTACAAACTAATGAATTAGGTGCAGTTGTTACTGAAAAAGGGAAAAATATTGAATTTAATGCTGTTTATAGAAAATTATTCAATGTTGAATTTGAAAATACTTTTGCCGGTAGTATCAGTTTTTCAAAAGATTCCTCTAATATACTACGAGTAGATGAGTTTAATAGTATTGGTGATGCTACAAAAAATAATAAAATACTAGTAATTCCTAGATCAGGTTACTCATTATCTCACTTTATCGCTAATAAAACTGTAAAAGTAAATATGGATAAAGGGACTAGAGAAATATTTACAGGTCAGAAGATTAAAGAAAACGAATTGTATAACATTGTTCCTACTTCAGATTTAAAAATTACCCCAGTATTTAAATTAGGTGTAGTTCCAACTTCTCTTGAAGAGATGATAGAAAATAATAAGATAAAAACTGTTGAAGATGCATTAGATATAAAATTTGAATCAACAGAAAATATTAGAAAAATCTTAGGACCATTATATTATTTAAGGTAA